CGCGATACTGGAGCAGGCCCTGGTCGATGGTGCGGCGATGTTCTGGCGGGAAGCGGTGAGGCGGGATCTGACGTGATGCAGAAATTCATCCGCTTCATGCCCAAGTACGAAGCCATCAATAGGCTGGCGCGCCTCCTTGGCCTGCCGCGCCCCCCGGTCATTTACAAGCTCGGCGTCAAGCGAATACCGAACACCAAGCGAAGGAAATGGGGCAGGAATGCCGGCCAATTCCCCCATTGACATCCTTGAAACGATAGCGCCATAATCACGCCCGACAAGTTGCGCCCAGAAAAACGAAGCCCGCCCCGAAAGGTCAGCGGGCTTTTTCACGTCCGCGCCGGACGAGGCCGCAAGAGCGGGCAGGCGACGAAGGGCCGGCTGAAGCGCCATGCCGGTGGAGTGGCACACCCAGAGAAGGCCGGTACGCGCGGAGCCGTGGCGCGGTTAGGGGACTCGACTACGTGAAATCTATCTCGATTTAGATGGGCTGTGCGCCTGGGTAGGCGACCGCAGCGAGCCCAAGGCGGTGGGTTCCTTGGGAGTTCGTGGAAGTCCCACCAGCGGGCCTGCTACCGCGTAGCCCATCGCCCTAACCATCAGCCGGCCCGACTGCAAGCGGGTGCCAAACGGCCGCGGCACGCTGTAAGCCGCAAGACTCCTCCTGCGGTCGCGCAAGCGATCGTCTTCGCCTGCCACCACCACGGCGGGTCTTTTATTCCGCGAGGCCATGACTGCTCTGACCGACCACTTCACGCTGGATGAGCTGACGCGCAGCGATGCCGCCGTGCGCCTCGGCATCGACAACAGCGCGCCGGATCGGCTGTGGATGCACCTATTCGTGCTGGCGGTCGGACTGGAGAAGGTCAGGGCGTTGCTCGGTGGGCGTCCGCTGCGCATCAGTTCCGGCTACCGCTGCGAGGAACTGGAGCGCGTACTGTGCGCCAAGGACTTCGCTGCGTGGTGCGGGCGTCATGGAAAGCACCAGGGCGCGCAGGCGTGGGATGAATACTTCGCCCGCAAGGCGCATCCCAAAGCCTATGCAGCCGACTTCACCTGCCCATCGTTCGGCGATCCGCTGGCAATCGTCAAGGCGATCGAGGCCAGCGACATCGAATTTGATCAGTGCATCCAGGAAGGTAGTTGGGTGCATGTCAGTTTTGCACCAACAGCGCGGCGGGAAGTGCTGACCGCAACTTTCTCTGGCGGCACGGCCAGCTACACCAAGGGGGCATGATGGACTGGCTAAAGCAACTTGCTCCGCTATTGGGGACGGCATTGGCGGGGCCGCTTGGCGGCGCCGCTGCCTCATTCATCGCCGACAAGCTCGGGATCGAGTCAAAGACCATTGAGGCGGTTCAGGACGTGCTCGACAGCGGGAAGATGACATCGGAGCAGGTAGCTGGCCTGAAGGTCGCCGAGATTGAGTTCAGACGGTTTCTTGAGGCCAACAAGATCGACCTGGAGCGCATAGCTGCCGCCGACCGTGACGCGGCCAGGCAAATGCAGCAGGTCACGCAATCGAATGTGCCGGCCATTCTGACGTTCATGGTCACGCTCGGGTTCTTCGGCGTGCTCGGACTGATGCTGCACGATGATTCCGTGATCAACTCGCCGCCACTGCTGATTATGCTCGGCAGCCTCGGAACCGCATGGACGAGTTGCATTGCCTTCTGGTTCGGCACGACGAGCGGATCAGCCCAAAAAACCAACCTGCTAGCCCAAGCGGCCCCGGTGAAGTGATGGCATTCGATGTCGCGGCCGAGCTGAAATCCGAGATCGCCAAGGAAGACGACAAGGACCGGCGCACGCTGTTGATGCTGCTGCTGGGGGTGCTTGAGGCCAACATGGAAGGCCTGGCCGCGATCGGAAAGAAGATCGACAACCTACTCAGCGATGAGCAGGAGCTTCGCCAGACCGTGCTGAACGGCCACGCCGAAAACCACGACCGCGACCACGAATTCATTGGACTGCTGTTCCAGCACCGCGAAGCCGCCGCCGAAGAGCGCCGCTGGATCCGTGAGCGCATGGGATCGAACTGCGCCGAGGCCTGCACCTGGGCGGAAAAGAAGATGCGCGACGAGCAGGATGCCGCGAAGACGGCCGCTGAAGACGCCAAGGCGGACAAGCGCGCAGCGCGCGATGCGTTGATTCGACTGGTCGTGACGGCCGTGGTGAGTTCGGCCGCATCCATCGCCGGCGTGCTGTGGGCGGTTCGATGAAAACCGCAATCGCGACGAAAAGCCGTCCGGCGGCGAAGAAAAGCGCGCTCGGTACCGCGGCGCGTGAAGTGGCTTTCGCCGAGGCCTACCTGAGCAACAACATGCGCGGTGACCTAGCCGCCATCGCCGCCGGGTACGCACCGACGCACGCCAAGCGCCGCGCCGTGGCCATGCTTGCGCGTCCTACCGTGCAGAAGCTGATCCGGGAACGCCAGGACGAGCTCTCAAAGGCCCATCGCCTGACGACGGACTCCGTAATGGCCGAACTTTCGAAGATCGTGCATGCAGATCCGCGCAAGCTGTTCGACGACAAGGGAACCCTGCTGCCGATCCGGCAGTGGCCTGACGACATGGCCGGCGCTGTGGCGTCGATCGAGGTTGATGAACTGTTCGATGGCAAGGGCAAGGGCCGCAAGTTCATCGGCTACACGAAAAAGGTCAAGTTCTGGGACAAGAACAGCGGCATCGAGAAGGCCATGAAGCACTTGGGCCTGTTCGCCGAGGACAACAAGCAGCGCATGGGCGCGCTGGCCAACCTGCCGCGCGACGTGCTCCAGGCGATTGTGGAGCGGCTACAGGGCGCCGGCGGCGGCAAGCTCATCAATGGGCACGCTACCAGGGTTTGAATGGCTTGATACCCTGCCAGAGGAAGCCCGCGCCGCGCTTCTGACGGAGGCACTGGCCGAGCTCTCGCGCGACAAGCTCAAGGACTACAGGCCGTACCCGAAGCAAAGAGAGTTTCACCGCCGTGGCGCAACGCACCGTGAGCGGCTGCTGCGTGCCGGCAACCAGAACGGAAAGACATTCTGTGTCGGCAACGAGTTGGCCTATCACCTGACAGGCGAGTACCCGGAGGATTGGGAAGGCAAGCGCTGGACGCGGCCGATTGTGGCGTGGGCATCGTCGGAAACCGGCGAATCCACCCGGGACAACCCGCAACGCGCCTTGCTCGGGCTGGTCGGCGATGAGGGAACCGGTTCAATCCCGGCACGCTGTCTGGGTGGCGACTACGGCATGGCTGCCGGGGTTTCCGGGCTGTACGACTACATTCGCGTCAAGCACAAGTCGGGCGGCTGGTCGCTGCTGCGCTTCAAGTACTACGCGCAGGGGCAACGGAAGTGGCAGGGCCCTCCGGTCGATTTCGTCTGGTTCGACGAGGAACCGCCCGAAGACATCTACGCGGAAGGCCTGGCGCGGACCATTGCGACACGCGGCATAGCGGCGCTGTCCTTCACGCCGCTGCAGGGCATGTCGGAAGTGGTGCGGCAGTTCTTGGTGGATCCCACGCCGGAACGGTCGGACACCAACATGACGATCGAGGATGCCGAGCACATTCCGGCGGACGAGCGGGCGCGGATCATCGCGAGCTTCCCGGCGCATGAACGTGATGCACGATCGAAGGGCATACCGACGCTGGGCTCCGGTCGAGTGTTCCCGGTCGATGAGGAAGTGATCAAGATCGCGCCATTTCCGATCCCGGCGCACTGGCCAAGGCTGTGCGCGATTGACTTCGGCTGGGACCATCCTTTCGCCGCGGTCTGGCTTGCCTTCGACAACGACTCCGGGACGATGTACGTCACGGACTGCTACAAGATCAAGGAAAAGACGCCGGCAACGCACGTCGACGCCATGAAGCCGCGGTGTGGCGGTGGCGAAAAGCCGTGGATGCCCGTCGCCTGGCCGCATGATGGTCACCAGACCGAGAAGGGCAGCGGCATCGTGCTGCAGCGCCAGTATCGCGATCGTGGCCTGAACATGCTGGCGCACCACGCGCAGCACGCACCGGAAGGCACGCCGGACGAAACCAAGGCCATTCGCCAGTCGGTCGAGGCGGGTGTTCTTGGGATGCTGGACGACATGACCGGGGGCCGCATCAAGGTCTTCGCGCACCTGTCCGACTGGTTCGACGAGTTCCGGCTGTATCACCGCAAGGATGGGCAGATCGTCGCGCTCTACGACGACGTTCTCAGCGCGACGCGCTACGGCTGGATGAGCAGGGCATTCGCCACCGTGGCACCGGTCGAGCAACGGCAGACCAAGCAGCGTGCATACAATTGGCGCTTGATGTAGGACAACAACAGGACACCCATGGGCGATATGCACAACTCGATGATCGAGCAGGGCCAGGAAGGCGGGCGCATCGTGTCTGCATCGGCCCCGCCCTCGTTGATGAAAACATGCTCGAAATGTGGAGTTGATAAGTCGCTCGATGCGTTCGCCAAAAATGCAGCGTGCAAGCAAGGTGTTCGCCCGGACTGTAAACAATGCTGGAACGCGGCAATCAAGGAGTGGAAGAAGGAATACCGGAAGCGTCCAGATGTAGCGACGAAAGAGAGTGCCTACCGAAGGTCACCGGCTAGACAACAGGTGCTACAGCGTCACTCAAAGACTGAAGCCTTCAAAAAAACTCAGCGGGATTGGATTGCCAGGAATCCAGCGAAAAAGAACGCATTGACCGCCACAAGACGGGCGAGTCAGGCACAGCGGACGCCTGCATGGGCCGATCAAAGGTATATCGATCTTTTCTACGAGATTGCCCGACTTGAATCAGAACGCACCGGACGCTGCGTTGAAGTCGACCACATGATCCCGTTGCGCGGGAAGAAGGTAAGCGGGCTTCATGTGGAAAACAATTTGCAGCTACTTTTCAAGGAAGACAACGTAAAGAAGGGGTGCCGGCATGATTGAAACAATGCCGCCCAAAGCAGACGAGGCGGCCGAAATGTCGTCGTCAGAGTTTGCCAATATCATATCAGAGGTACAAGAACAGCCCGCCTGGAGACGCGATGCTGATATTTGTGCCGAATATTATGACGGGATGCAGCTTGATTCCGAGACGCTGGCGGCCATGAAAGAGTTGGGCATGGCGCCCATCATCGAGAACCTCACGGCGCCCACCATCGATGCCGTGCTCGGTCTGGAAGCCAAGACGCGACTCGACTGGAAGATCGCCACCAACGCCGACGAGGATTTCTCCGAGGTCGCCGAGGCGATGAACTACCGGATGAAGCAGGCCGAGTCGGAGTCGATGGCCGATCGCGCGTGCTCGGACTCGTTTGCGGCGCAGACCAAGGTCGGGCTGGGCTGGGTTGAGGTGGCACGAGAGCACAACCCCTTCCTGTACCCCTATCGCGTCGGTTATGTGCCGCGCAATGAAATCTTCTGGGACTTCCGCGGCAAGCGGCCCGACACGCTGGATTGGCGTTATCTGGTGCGCAAGCGCTGGCACGACGTCGATGTAATCGAAAAGACGTTCCCCGACAAGGCCGACATGCTCCGGCTGTCCTGTGCCGGCTGGTCCGGCATGGACCCGACGATGTTGATTGATGGCGGACGCAGCACCGGCCTGGCCATGGATTACGGCAGGGAGCGCGGCTGGACGCATGAGGAACAGGAGTGGCGCGACACCTTCCGCAAGCGCCTATGCCTGTCTGAAGTCTGGTATCGGCGCTGGATCCGCGGCCATGTGCTGAAGACGCCCGACGGCCGCGTGATCGAGTTCGACCGCAAGAACCGCGACCACATCGAGGCCGTGGCCTACAACCTGGTGCAAGTGCGATCGGCGCTCTATACCAAGGTGCGGCTGGCGTGGTTTGTAGGCCCGCACAAGCTGGCCGACATGCCGACGCCGTACAAGCACGACAAGTTCCCCTATGTGCCGTTCTTCGGCAAGCGGGAGGACATGACGGGCGTTCCCTACGGCCTGATCCGAGGCATGAAGCCGCTGCAGGACGAGATCAACGCCCGCAATACCAAGATGATCTGGTTGCTGGCTGCCAAGCGCGTGACCATGACCGAGGGCGTGACCAAGGATTCACCGGAAACAGTCCGGCGCGAGGCGGCACGGCCCGATGCCATGCATGTGTTGGACGCGCAAAAGCTCGCTCAAGGCGGCAAGTTCGAGGTCGAGACCGATTTCCAACTGAACAGCCAACAGTACAGCGCTCTGGTCGACAAGCGCCAGGCGCTGAAGAACGTCGCCGGCGTCTATGCCTCGTTCGAAGGCAACCAGAAGGGCGCGATCTCTGGGGTAGCCGCCAACACGCTGGTTGAGCAATCGACGCAGACGCTGGCCGAGATATTCGACAACTACCAGTTCGCGCGGCGCCAGGTCGGCGATCTGCTGATGTCGCTGATCATCGAAGACATTGGCGACAAGCCGATGGAAGTCAAGATCGACAACGAGGTCAACGGCGCCAAGACCGTGAAGCTCAACGTGCCAGACGAACGTGGGCTGCTGACCAACGACGTGCAGCGAGCGCGGCTCAAGGTGGCGCTCTCTGACGTGCCGGGGACCGCCAGTTACCGCGAACAGCGCTTCCTGCGGCTGACCGAATTGACCCGGAGCCTGCCGGAAAACCTGCAAGCGCTGGTCATCGACTTCGTGATGGCCGCCAGCGACGACCCGCAGCGCGGCGAGATCGTGAAGCGGTTGCGCAAGGCGCTGAACCTGGGCGATCAGGAAGCCCCAAAGACGCCGGAGGAAGAAGAGGCGCAACTGGCGGCGAAGGAAGAACAGGCACAGGCCGCGGCGCTACAGCAGCGTGCCGTCGAGCTGGATCTGGCCGACAAGGAAGCCAAGGTAGGCAAGACCAACGCCGAGGCAGCCCGCGCACAGGCGCAGGCCGATGCCGCTGCGGCTGGTCCGATCGATGCCGGGATGATCCAGCAACTGACAGAGCAAGTCGCCGCGCTGACCGAGATCGTCGGCAACATCGGCGCGAGACTGCAATAACGATTTCCACGCACGGCCAGCGATAAGGCCACCAAGAGCAGGCCGCCTCCGGGCGGCTTTTTCGTTTCAGACACCCTCCTACGCAGCCCAGCGACACGGGCCGCGGCGAATACCCGCGACGGAGAAACAGCGATGCAAACCCCTGCAGCAGCACCAGCAGCACCCAGCAGCAGCACGAACTTTGCGGCAAACCCTGACTTGCTGGCCAACATGAGCGACGACCAAATCGACGCCCTGGCCGGCAATGCCAACGATGCCGCCGCCGCAATCAAGGTCGGAGAGGGCGATACCGATGCCAGCGCAACGCCCGGCGCTGATGGCAAGCCGACCGAAAAGCCCGCGGAAGCCACGCCGGGAAGCACTGCCGAGCCCCCCAAGGCCGCAGCGGACCCCGTGAAGGAAGTTCTTGCGCAAGATGGGAAGCACATCATCCCGTACTCGGTACTGGAGCGCGAACGCAATCGCGCCGTCCAAGCCGAGGCCACGGCCGCCGCCCTCGCCGAAGAAGTCAAGCAGTTGCAGGCAGGGAAGAAGCCGGATGCCGACAGCGCCGCAGCCGCGTTGTCCGAGGAAGACCTGGCGCAGTTGGATCAGGATCTGCCGGGAGTGGCGAAAGTCATTCGCGCCCAGATGTCCATGATCGAGCAACTGACCGGCACCGTGAAAGGCATCAAGGCGGGGCAGGATGTGCAGGAGCGATCGGCCGAGCAAGTGCGAATTGACGCCGAGGAAGCCGCCATTGCGGCCAATCCGGAACTGGTTGCGCTACGCACGGCCATGGATGCCAAAGACCCGAAGGCCACCGCCAGGTGGAACACCGTGGTCGATGCCTACAGCGCGTTGCAGAACGATCCCGATCTGGTCGGACTCCCGACCGCGGACTTGATCAATCGCGCAGCGCAGGGCGTGAAGACGCTCTATGGCGGCAACCTTCTCCCGGCTGGTACGGCAACACCGCAGGCACAGGCGGCATCGCCGGCAACACCTACCGACGCAGCACTGCAAAGCAAGGCCGACGCGGCACTCGCCGCAGCGGAGAAAGCGGGTACAGCAGTGCCTCACTCCTTGGGAGACATCCCCGGCGGAAACGCGCCGGCCACTGATGAAGCAGCGGCGATGCTCGGCAAGTCCGGCGCGCAACTGACTGCCGAATTCATGACGATGACTCCCGAGCAGATCGAGGCAAAGCTGAACCGACTCCGCTAACCCGGCCTTTCACCCCACTGAAGACCCGCCCTGTGCGGGTTTTTTCATTTTAGGAGAAGGCAAATGTCACAAACCAATGTAGCCAGCGGCTCCAGTCAAGCCGCACTCATCTACGGCGCCGCGCTCTTCGCGCAGACTCAGAAGAAGGCCGGCACGTTCCGCAACATGGTCGGCCCCAAGCCCACCATGGCCGAGGTCGACGGCAAGCTGTCCAAGCTGCAATCCAGCCCGGGCATGCCGATCGTCGAAATCATGGACCTGACCAAGACCGCCGGCGACCAGGCGCGCATGGACTGCATCGACATCGCCACCGCGAAGCCGATCATGGGCGACCGCAACGCCGAGGGCCGCGGCACGCCGATGTCCTTCAGCAACATGGACGTCAAGATCGACCAATGGACCTTCCCGGTGAACGCCGGCGGTCGCATGTCGCAGCAGCGCACCGTGCATGACCTGCGTCGCCTGGCTCGTTCGCAGGCCGTGGGCCTGGCCGCGCGCTACTTCGAGCAGCGTACGCTGTGCCATCTGGCCGGCGCTCGCGGGCAAGTCAGTGGCAATGATTGGGTGGTCCCGCTGCAGTTCGCTTCCGGCGCTTCGTCCGGCGGCGATGCGGACTTCGCCGACATCATGGTCAACCCGATCCTGGCACCGACCTACAACCGTCACTACGTGGTCAATGGCACCAGCCTGACCCAAGGTGGCGCGCAGTTGGCCTCGATCGCCTCGACCGACGACCTGACCCTGGCGCACATCGACCAGATCCGCAACATCATCGACAACCTGGACCTGACCTTGCAGCCGGTTCAGATTCCCGAT